TGAAGACAAGCTAAAAAGGAGAGTAAAATGAAAGTAACTTTTGATGAAATAATAGAAGTAGTCTTACATCATGAGGGAGGTTATGTAAACGACCCAAAAGATCCAGGTGGAGAGACTAATTATGGTGTATCTAAACGAGCATATCCAGATGTAGACATTAAAAACCTCACAGAAGACGATGCTAAGGATATTTATAGACGAGATTATTGGGATAAATATAAATGTGAGGATCTTGACGAAGACCTTCGGCATATCTATTTCGATATGTGTGTAAATATGGGTGCAGGTCGTGCAACTAAAATATTGCAAGAGACTGCCAACGCTAAAGGAGCGAATCTAAAGGTCGATGGTTTCATCGGACCCAAAACAATCTCGGCTTTAAAAGGCGCTGAACTCGAAAGAGTTAGGGCATATAGATTAAAGTATTATGCCAATTTAGTCGAACGAAAGCCCGACTTAGAGAAGTTTTACTTCGGTTGGTATAGACGCAGTTTAGAAGTATAGGAGATACAAATGTTAGAAAAAGCAAATACTCCAAAAATTGGTCCTGCGGGTGGTCCAACAGGTAGGCATGAGAAATCACCAGTTGAAATACCAAAACTAGGTGAAGGTGGATTAGCTTCTAGTATCACGCCTAACGTTGGTCCAATTGGTGGTCCAACTGGAAGACATGAACAATCACCAGTTGAAATATCAAAACCAGACGTTTTTGGCAATGTAAAATAAACATGTACACGTATACTGTTTTGCGTGTAGATTCTATTGTAGGATGAGAGCTATGTCAACTAGATTATCAAAGCAATTACTTTACGAATCCCTTTATGGTGAAGGTGCCATAGTGTTAGATAGGGAAACGGTAAAAGACTTTATAAACGAATCAAGTATGGTTCAAGGTGTGTATTCCGATGAAGGTTTATACGACTTTTTTGCCAGTTTTGCAGATTATAAACGAATACAATCTTCAAATGCATTAAAAATATTGGGATGGCCTGTTATTGATTATTTGTTAGATGAAAAGGCAATGGATCCGTTTTATCAAATAGATATGATGGAAGATGATGGACCAGCTGGAGGTGATGGTCGTGTAGATACTAACACTTATGGTGGTGCAGTTATTGCTGGTGAAAGGTCTTACAAACAAACAGATAAGTTGTATATGAAAGAGATGGATAGAATCATGAAAAACTTGGGCTGGGAGATTGTAAAGTATATGGGAGTCGGTCCAAATAGACAAAGTAAAGTAGTTATTATTCCTTCATACGCTCAAACAACAATGCCAGGAAAAGTAAATGAAGATATTGTTATTCGAATTAATGTCAATGAACATATAGAAGAACAAGAAAATAATATTGAAAAGCTAGTTGCTGTTTATCCTGGAAGATTTCAACCTTTTGGTCCTCACCATTTAGAATCATATAATTTTTTAAAGAAACGATTTGATGAAGTTTACATAGTAACTAGTGGTAAAACTGGTGGTGAAAGGCATCCAATGAATTTTGCACAAAAGAAAAAGCATATGATAAAAATGGGTATACCGTCTAAAGCTATTGTCCAAGAGAGGCAACCGTATATACCTAAGGGTTTATTATCAAAGTATGATGGTGAGAGCACGGCAGTTGTCTTTGCGGTTGGGGAGAAGGATGAAGGACGACTTACGAGTGGAAAATACTTCAAACCATATAGAAAGAATTATAATAGGCTTCAAGGATTTGATAATCATGGTTATACATTACAAATACCACACACAAGCATAAAGGTTGGTGGTATGGAAATAAGTGGAACAACTATGCGAAAGCTAATGGGATCTAGCAATTTTGACATTGATAAAAAGAAAAAATTCTTTAAGAAAATGTTTGGGTATTTTGATCCTAAAACATTTGAACTATTTACATCATCATTTCAAGAAGCAATAAAATTAGATATAGATGTTGGTGATACAATACTTGTTGGTAAGTTTAAAAATAAAAAGATGAAGGTTAAAAACATTGGTAAAGATAAACATGGCATGCCAACAATCAATGGAAGAAAAGCTACAACATTTAGATATGGAAAAGAAGTTAATGCGTTTAATGAACAAAAGGAGTTATTACTTATGGGAGGAGCCTACGGACATATGGCACACCCGTTTGATGATTATGGATTGACCTTTGGAGAACTAAAGGACATAATAGATTTAGGGTTACAGGGTAAATTAGATAAAGAAGAAGCCGTTACAGAAAAATTAGATGGTCAAAATATAATGATTTCATGTATAGACGGAAAAGCTGTTGCAGCTAGAAATAAAGGAGACTTGAAATCTGGTGGTATGAGTTTAAAGGGTGTAAAGGCAAAGTTTGCGAAACATATACCGTCTGTTAGAGACGCATTTGTATTCTCAATGAAAGATATAGCTTCATCTGTAGAAAAGATGTCCGAAAAAGATCAATTAGCACTATTCGATAATGGAAAAAATTGGGCAAATATAGAAATTATTTATCCAGAAAATTTAAATGTAATAGACTATGATGGTCCTGCAACAATAGTGTTTCACGGTATACTAAAATATAATGAAGCGTGGACTCCTTCAGGTGAAGTAAAATCTGGTGGTAAACGATTAGCTGATATAATAAACAGGGTAAACGGTTCAATTAAGAAAAAGTTTGCATTTAAAGGTCCTAATGTCATTAAACTACATAAAGACAAAGATTATGCGGCAAAGAAATCAAAATATATCGGCGCTTTGAACAATTTACAGAATATATATAGATTAAAGGATAGCGATGAGCTATCGTTATATCATCAACATTTTTGGTTAGAATACATATTAAATGGTGCAAATTCTACGGATTATTCAAATATTCCGGATCATGTCTTATATTCTCTTATGAAAAGGTGGGCATTCTATGATAAGAGTTATAAGATGACTGAAATAAATAAATTAAAGGTAGATCATCCAGAGTTTGTTGATTGGGTTAGATCAACGGAAAAGCTTGATCATAAAACAATGGCAAAAGATAATATGAAGCCCTTTGAGGAAATATTTTTTGGAGTTGGAGCTGAAATATTGTTTAATGCTAGCAATTATTTGAGTGTAAGTCCTGATAAGACAGCAAAAAAATTAGTTGACGATCTTAATAAGGCTGCAAAAGCTTTGAGTTCCAAAAAAGACTTTTCAAATATAGACAAACTAAAGGTTCAATTGCAAAGATTACAAGCAATGCCAGACTTATCTAAAGCTGCTCCTTCTGAAGGATTGGTTTTTAAGTATAATGGAAAGGTTTATAAGTTTACCGGGTTCTTTGCGCCAATTAATCAAATTTTAGGGTTAGAAAAATTTTCGAGGTAGGTTATGAATAGTGAAGATAGGTATTTAAAAGATTTATTAAACGGTAAAACACCTGAAAAAAGAGTAATGGTTGGTTATGAGGGTGCAAAACAAGAATCAGGTGATAAAAAAAGTCATTTAACTGATATAATGGCTGAAGTTAGAATGCCATGGTTTTGTCCAACTTGCAAAAAGGTAATGAAAAAACGATTAGATGATAAAATGTGGAAATTATTTGGCCATTGCTTTGACTGTCAAGTAGAATTTGAACATAAATTGAGAGCAACTGGAAAATACGAAGAATGGGAACATCAAAGAGTAGTTAAAAATAAAGTTGCGTTAATAAAAAACGATATTGATCAATTAAATGAATGGATAAAAAATTCTAGACAAACCTTTGTCGAGCCAGTTAATGTTGATACGGGATATGTACATACTGAAGAATACGTAACGCCTAAAAAATATTTAGATGAAGCCGGTGAGGCAGTAGAAGCATTAACTAAAAAGCTAAAAGAGTTTGAAGATTACTTAAAAGAGAATAAAATTGCCAACTAAAAAGCAAATACAAGAAACTATACGTAAAGAATACGTTAAGTGTGCAATGGATCCTGTATATTTCATGCGGGAGTATTGTTATGTACAGCACCCAGTTAAGGGTAAGATAAAGTTTGATTTATATCCATTTCAAGAAACTACTTTGTCAGATGTGGCTAATCATGATTACAATATAATATTAAAAGCAAGGCAATTAGGCATATCTACTCTTTCAGCTGGATATTCTTTATGGTTAATGAATTTTCATAGTGATAAAAACATACTTGTAATTGCAACAAAACAAGAAGTTGCTAAAAATCTTGTTACTAAAGTTAGAGTAATGCACAAAGAATTACCAAATTGGCTAAAACAAGGATGTGCTGAAGATAATAAGTTATCGTTAAGATATAATAATGGATCACAAATAAAAGCAATATCATCAACAGGCGAGGCGGGTCGTTCAGAAGCATTATCACTTTTAATAATTGATGAGGCTGCGTTTATAAAAAATATTGACGAAATATGGACTGCTGCTCAGAGTACATTATCTACTGGAGGTAAATGTATTGCACTCTCTACTCCAAATGGTATGGGAAATTGGTTTCATAAAACATGGGCCGATGCAGAATCTGGAACAAACAATTTTAACTTTATAAAATTACATTGGACGGTTCATCCAACTAGAGGAAAAAGTTGGAGAGTCGAACAAGACAAATTATTGGGTCCAGATATGGCATCTCAAGAGTGTGATTGTGACTTTGTAAGTTCTGGTCAGACTGTTATTCCTGGTCCACTTCTTAAACAAATACAAGACTCATCAGTAATAGATCCAATAGAAAAAAGATATAATGATGATATGTGGATATGGTCTCATCCAAAGCCAAATAGAAAATATATGCTATCTGCCGATGTTGCACGTGGAGATGGTTCAGATTATTCTGCGTTTCACATTCTGGATTTAGAAAATTTAGAACAAATTGGAGAATTTAGAGGAAAAGTTGATACATCTAGATATGCAAGCATATTAATAGCGGTTGCAACAGAATACAATGATGCTCTATTAGTTGTTGAAAATAATAACGTTGGATGGGCAGTATTGCAATCAATTATTGATAGAGACTATAAAAATTTATTTTGGATGAAGAAGGATCTTAAATATGTAGATTCTACGCATCAATATACAAACAAATACAGAGGAGAAAACAAAGCAATGATTCCTGGGTTTACAACTTCTATGAAAAGTAGACCTTTAATGATAGAAACTATGTCTAAATTTTTACGAGATGGATCAATTAGGCTTAATTCTATTAGATTAGTCGATGAATTATTTGTTTTCATATTTAATAATGGCAAGGCCGAAGCTTTAAAGGGCTACAATGACGATTTAGTTATGAGTTTTGCTATTGGATTGTGGATTAGAGAAACTGCTTTAAGATTACATGACGAGAATATGAGAATAACTCGAGAAGCTATGACCAAAATTGATACAAATTCCGGTGTATACACTGTAGAAGAAGAAAACGATTATGGGTGGAAGCAACGAGTAGGCGATAATAAAGAATCATTAACTTGGTTGATATAACATGGCACAACAAGATACATTTTTAGATAGAATAAAACGACTTTTTTCATCAAACGTTATAGTAAGAAACGTTGGTGGTAGAAAGTTAAAAATAATAGATACCGATGATATACAAGCCGGATCTAAAACGCTAATGGATAGGTATACAAAACTATACAGTACCAATACTGGTTATGGTGGATTTGGATATAGCGGAGAATTAGCTAAAGCCCAAAGAATCGCATTATTTAGAGACTATGAAGCAATGGATGATGATTCAATTATGGCTTCTGCTTTAGACATATACGCAGATGAGTCGACTATGAAATCTGAATACGGTAATGTTTTGGAAATAAAATCAAATAATGCTCAAATTCAAGAGATACTTCATAACTTATTTTACGACATTTTAAATATTGAATTTAATTTATGGCCATGGATTAGAAACATGTGTAAGTACGGGGATTTTTATTTGCATATGGAAATAGCTGAAAAATATGGTGTTGTTAACGTTTTGCCTCTTTCTCCATATGACGTATCGAGAATAGAGGGTTTTAATCCTGAAAATCCTAACGAAACCAAATTTGTAATAGATGCAACAGATCCTCGTAATATGCCAGGAAAAGCTGCACAAACAGAATATGAAAATTTTGAAATAGCACATTTTAGATTACTATCTGATTCTAATTATTTACCATACGGTAAGTCTATGATTGAGGGTGGTAGACGAGTATGGAAACAATTGTCTCTTATGGAAGATGCAATGTTGATTCACAGGATTATGAGAGCGCCGGAAAAGAGAGTATTTAAGGTTGATATTGGAAATCTACCACCCAGCGAAGTCGATACGTATATGAAACGAATAATCGATAAATCTAAAAAGACTCCGGTAGTTGACGAGAATACTGGAGACTATAATTTAAAGTATAATATGCAAAATTTAACTGAAGATTTCTATTTACCTGTTCGTGGTGGTGATAGTGGTACTGGTATTGAATCTCTTCCTGGTTTGACATATGAAGCCGTTGAAGATATTGAGTATTTACGAAACAAACTGTTAGCCTCATTAAAGATCCCAAAGGCATTTTTAGGATATGAGGAAGGTGTTGGATCTAAAGCTACATTGGCGGCCGAAGATGTTAGATTTGCTAGAACAATTGAACGTATACAACGTATTGTAATAAGTGAATTGACAAAGATAGCTGTAGCACACCTATATTCTCAAGGATATACAGATGCAGGACTAGTTGATTTCGAACTAGAATTAACAAATCCATCTACAATCTATGAACAAGAGCGATTAGAATTGTGGTCAACAAAAATTGGATTAGCCAGGGATATGAAATCTGAATCTTTAGTTTCTGAAGATTGGATGTATGACAACATATTCAACTTTAGTGATGATGAAGTTAAAAGAATGAGAGAAGAGATAATTGAAGATAAGAAACAAGAATTTAGAAAGGAATCTATAGCAAATGAAGGTAATGATCCAGCCCAACCTGCGCAAGAAGGACAAATGAAGCCTCAACCATCAATGAATGATGAGTCAGAAGACGAAGACAACGATGAAGGTACCAATGAAAAGCGTAAAAGAGATCAAGAAGATAGAAAAACTTATGGAGTACGCGATGTACTAGGCAAATATGATTACACTCATTCAACACGTAAAGATAATACGCCCGATGTTAAGCATAATTATCGAAAGAGTCCATTGGCTTTATCACATTTAGATAAGCTTAAGAGCCATTATGACAATAAAGAAGTCAAAATGATAAGCGAGGTGGAGAACTTGGAAGAGCAGTTAAAAGAAAAACCTTCAAAACTAGATTAATATTATATTTATTAACGAATACAAAAACTTAGCTAAGGAATTTGATGAAACATTCGAAAATAAGAAACACGGGTTTCCTGTTTGAATTACTAACTAGACAAGTAACAGCTGATATTATAAATGAAAATAAATCTTCTGTTGCCAGCACTATTCTTAAAAAGCATTTTAATAAAAAGTCTGAGTTATTCAAAGAGAATACCTTGTTTAACGTTATATTAGAAACAAAAATACAAAATTCTGAACGGGCAAAGCATTTAATCGCTACAACTATTAAAGCACATAGAAAAACTGTTAGTGAATCAAAGTTAAAATCAGAAAAATATAATCTGATTAAGGCCATTAAAGAAAATTTTAATATGGAAGATTTTTTTAAGTCTAGATTGCATAACTATAAGTTATTGGCGTCTATACATAATGTTATATCTGAAGATTTTTCTAATCCTGTTAAAGCTTCGAAGAGTTTTTATACGGTATTAGAGCATGTATCATCAAATAAAAAGAAAGAAGCATCTACAGAAATATTAACTTCCCTTAGAAAAGAAAATACAGATCTTAGAGCATTAGCCTACAAAATTTTAGTTGAAAGATTCAATAAGAAATACAG